ACCCATGTATTTAATTTTCATTATCAACCCTCCTAAGATTGCCCGCTTGTTCGCATATAAGCAACTTCAACCCGCAAAACCATTGACCCTTGGCCAATTGCACCCGGAGCGCCTTCGTCCGTGTCCACAGTGACCACCGTTGTCGATATTGCATTGGAAGCCCTGGTCGTGTCTACACTTAAAGCAGCGATCACATCATCAAGTAAATCACTTAACTTTGTCGCACGGTCGGCTTGTGTTTGGCCAACCACATGACAAATTAAATCAATCGGCAAAACCATTCTAATCTGGTTAGCTGGTAAATATTGCAAAGTTTCGGCGATAGGAATGTAACCGATCCACGGCTTAAGAGCGACGGGGATTTCGGCCCAAGTGCTCGCTTCTTTTCCAACGGTGACGACGGTTGTATTATAACCGTTCCCCGTAGTAATCCCGGCGAGCGTCGTACTTATGTTTGCTAGGATATTGGTTCTTGCTGGAGTACCCATTACTCGACTCCAGGGGATTTTGTATCGACAAAAGACTTTACAGCGTAGTCGCCAATAATTTTTTCGACTTCGGGCGCGGCTATTTTTTCAGAAAAAGACAAGTAACCGGACTTAGGGTGCGTTACGTAATTCCTAAGAGCGTATTGAGTTTGAAAAACCGCTGGAGTCTTTTTTGTTCTTTTTCTTTTGATGGTTGCAAGAACGCCCGCATAACCGCCGCCAGCACTGGACCTTTTAAATAAATAGACTAAGGGTTTGCCGCCTGACCAGTTTAGCGGACTCCCGGTGTTTACGGCTTTTTTAGTCATTGGGATTGTAAGCCGCTTGGTTTTCCTTCTTATAACCCCGCCCGTTTCACGAATGCCCGCGTAAGGCAAAGGCGAATACGAACCTGTCTCAAGTCTGCCCCCCCTGTCCAAAACAGGGGCTTCAGTAAACGACCCAGCTAAAGACCCCGTGGCTTTTTTAAAGTTTGCACGACAAGCCATATCAATGACAAGCGTTAGGGTCTGCGCGGCTTCAAACATGGCTTTAAACTGACCGGCTTTTAACTCTTCGGCGTATTTTAAAAAAAACTCCACAAGATTTTTATTGTCTTTGGCCGCCATCAGTATTTGTCGCCGTTATCTTTACCCGGACTATTCTGCCCACTGCCTGGATAATCATCACGACCCACCGCAGCGAATGGCTGAATATAATCGTCGTCGCTTTCTATGGTTTCTTTTCGCGAATCGCTAAAGGCGGACTTGTACCGAGCACCGGAGTTGCCCCGATTCTGTTTGATAAGATCCGAAAGCAAGTCTTGATAGTGCGCTACAAAAACAGTCATATCGGCACTCATGCCAATTGCCCCACGGCTTAGCTCGCGGGAAAATTTAGCGATGATTGCTCGAACACAAGAGATGGTCGTAAGCATAACATCACTGCCATGCTCAGTTAAAAGAGCATCTATAGTCTCGTTGGCCAAGATCTGGTCGTTGGTATTTGTGTCTCCTATTTTGAGACGAACCTTGTCCCGGTTTGTACTCAAAGACTCATCAAATGACCAAGCCATGCCCTACCCCTTTTCGACTACATCTACGACCTTCCGCCGTCTGCCTTTTTTCTTCGCCTGTTTTTTTGCTTCGGATTTGGTTGGTTTAATAAACTTAATCCAGCCAAGATTCTTATGCGCTTGAAACTGACGAATAGGCCATGCTGGAGCTTCCGGTACGGGATCGCCAATTTGACGATCCTCGTACCGGCCCTCCGACGTGGGCACCTTTAGTGGTTTCCCCGCCACCCACATAATTATGCGCAGTTGATGAAACGAGCACCCAGAACGGTCGAAACCTGCTTCTGATCATAGCTCATTTCCATCTCAATACGGTCACTACGCAAGTGATCCATGCGGAAACGGCTTACGCGTTGTCCGTCTGGGCCTGCGCCAGTGTAACCACCCCAGGCAAACGTATAGCCCGCCGATGGTTGCATAAGTGACGGTGAGTCAGGTACGTACATAAGAACCGCCGAAGTTGCCGTATAAATACGGCTAACAACGTCAGCAGCGCCCGCAGCCGCTGTGTTTTCAACACCGCGTGCAACGTAAACATTCTTAAGACCCAAAAGACCTGCAAGCATATCTTCAGTCACAACACCGGTCTGGGTGTAACGGATACGATCTACAACGTCTGCCGAGTTCTTAAGTGCGTTGTAAGCATCAACGCCGAGAACTAACGTGTTGCCACGAAAACCAGTCTTGGCTTCGATGGAATCCGCTTCGGCATCGATATCTTCAATCGGTGTACCCGTGGCGCTGTTCCACTTGGACGCTGCTTTGTTGATATCCGCAGCGGTTGTTGAACCGGTCCAAGTTCCGCCGCTGAAAAAGCTGGAAGCCCAGTCTTTGTCGCGTCGGATCATCATTTGCTGAGTCAAAAACTTGGTAGCATCGCTATCCATGTTTAGTGGAGCGTCAGCATTAGCACGGATTTGATCCGCTACGTCTTTGTGAAGCGCTTTAACGCTGCACGAGTAAGACGCTGTGGACAAGTCGTACCCTGCACCGGCAGATTCAGTGCCAGGGGCACGATCTTTGGCTTCAGAGCGCATAAAGTCGCCCTGGTCGTACTGGAAGTAAAGATCACTTTGCTTCGGTACGTTGATTAGCGGGAAAAGCTTCGTTGAAATATATTTGTTAGCTTCCTGTAGATACGCGATTGACACATTGGTCAACGGAGCATTTACATGGACATCACTACGAGTTGGATTTGGCATTTGTGGATCCTCCTATAAATGCTTAGTTATGCTGAAAGATAGCTAGGTGAAGCGCAATTGATAACAGCGGTTCCGATTTGACCGGCTCCGCCCGTTGCGGTCAACATAGTCCCAGACATGTACTCGTTGGTATCTGTCCCAGGGATTTTTTTGTTGGCCTTGCTATCAGCGGCAGGGCCGATAATATTGTGCTCGTCAAGAGCCGCGTCAGTTACGATCTTAGTACAACCAACAACCATAACAGCCGCTGCTTGGCCGGAAGTCGGTTTGTTCTGAAGAACACCGATCGGGCGATCTGTGATCGCTGTACAAAGATTCACTTTGCCGTCCGCGTCTGTTTTTACGAATAAATACTGTGAAGACGACAGGTCAGCCGCTGCCTCCAAAGTAATCATCAATCTTCCACTGGTATTGTCATATGCCATGATGGTTCTCCTTACTTGGCTTGCTCGTTTAGATAAGCAGTGTAGAGTTCAGGGTTTTGGTTCATCGCGGTTTCAAAAGCTTTCGCATACGAAACGCCAGACTTAGTGACCGCCTGTCGAGCAATCCCGTCCAACTTTCCGTAAGCCGAAGCGCTATCGCCACCGCTAGACATACCGGACCCCAACTCTGTGAGCAGACCGGTTTTCTCGATTGTTGCACTGACCGACTTGAAGATACCTTCAACGTCTTCAGCAATTTTTGGAGCTACCGAATGGAGCGACTTAAGCATCAAACCAACTTCTTCGGGTGATTTGCCAGGAACATAAGGAAAATCCTTTTGCGCCTTTGCGATAAAGTCTTTGCGTAGCCGCTCGTCCCGCTCCACTTTTAAAGCTTTTTCTAGCTTGTCGGCTTTTGCGACCGCTTCTTTATTGGCTTTGAAAAGGGCTTCCATTTGGCCGCGAACGTTTTTAGGAAGGGACTTTAAAGACTTTTCAACGTCTTCCTTCTCTTCGTCTTCCTCGTCTTCTTTTTCAGCCTTTTCTTCGTCGTCGTGACCTTCTTCGTGCTCTTTTTCAGTTTTTTCTTCGTCGTCGTGGCCTTCTTCGTGCTCTTTTTCGGCCTCTTCTTCGTCGGTCTTCGCGTAGTCTTCTGGACGACCCATAGGCTTCTCAACCTTTTCTTCGTCTTCGTCTTCCTTTTCCGTCTTTTCTTCGTCGTCTTCTTCGGCTTTTTCGTACATGCCTTTTTGGACGCCGAAACCTTCAGCCATCACGCCGATAGCGTCTTCAGGAGAAATAGAATCAGAGTAAGCGTTGATGATTTTCATAGCGCCTTTGAGCGCTTCAGCCGCTTCTGGGTTGTCGCCCAGTGTGCTGCTTTTTACTACCTGATCAAATTTGGTGTCTTCGCTGCTAGGGGCGTCAATTACTGCGTGTAGGATATCGGACATTTCTTTTTTCTCCGTTGATTTTAGGACGGGAAATCTCTTTTTGTTGTTAGCGCCTTGCGGCACCAAGCTAACTTCTAAAGTTTCCACGTCAGTTAAAGTCGTGATGGTCATTTTCGTTCTTCTTTCAGTTCTATAAACTCAACTTCAGGCATACTGCTTTTAGTAGTCTCAGTCCGGTTTCCGTAGCCGCCTATACTGTAGGCGTTTAGATCCCCTTCTTTAACTTTCGACCATTCAGCATCCCCAAGCTTAGTTCCTAGAACCCACGAGCCTGAGTGAACCACATCATCCCCGAAGGGCATTGTGTAAGCTTTGTGAGGCTCATTCGACATTGCTTTTTTGTACTCACCCGGAGGGTATGGAACCATATAAGATTCGACCGGATGTGCGTTTGCTTTGTCGCTATGATCTAGCCCGATAACCCGCGATTCTGCGAGCCACCTATGGGCCGTTTCCTCAATTGCTTTGGGAGGCACCCAATCGTCCTG